AAAAGCCTCATCAGCTAAGATGCAAGGATTGGTGATGTTTCCATCAGCGTCTTTAATTATCCATTTGTTGCTCATAGTATTCTCCTTAGCCTATAGCCGTGTACATAACAATGATTAAGCCGTTACCACCAGCACCGGACGATGCTTCTTCCTCACCAGCACCATCAACTCGCCCAGTGCCACCGCCGCCACCAATACCACCATCGCCCCCTTTTGCCATCATGCTGGTAGACTTTCCTATTGCTGCGCCACCTCCTGCTAAAAACCCACCGTCAACGGTGGCCTGAGTAGGGGTGTTCTGATTAAACCAGAAATTGCCACCCCTGCCGCCGCCTCTTAATTCACCGTTAGTGTTTTCAAACTGAGGGCTTTGGACATCTGAGTGTCCACCATGAGAGGATTGATTAGGTACACCAGCACCAGTAGTAGAGTCTCCATCATTGCCAGTGCCTAAAATACCAACAGCACCCCCTCCGTTCATCTGCCTATCATTATTTGATGTTCCACCAGCACCACCTGAGTTATTAACATCCCCTCCGCTAGCAGTACCACCAGCACCCGGATTTGGGGTTGAGCCTTGAGCCCCTCCTTCTCCCCCATTTGCTGTGAGGCTCGATGAGCCGTCAGTTGCTGTGGTATTGCCACCATTTATTCCGTTATTAGTATGACCCACAGATGCGCCACCAGCGCCTACCACCATTGTCCAGTTAGTACCTGTTGCAAGAGTAACTACTTTACGGCTATATCCTCCTGCACCACCCCCGCCCGGCTCCCCCTGGTTGTTATTATTAGTTGAACCAGAACCTCCAGCGCCTATGCAGTGGATAACCGCAGTACCGTCAAACGGAGGTGTCCATGTTGTTGATTTGGTAACGGGGATTGTAAATAAAGTACCACCACCGCCACTGCTTATAAAGTCTGTAAAATTGCTCATGCCATCACCCACCCTTGCGTTGTGTCAGTGTATATAAATTGTATTGACAGGTACTCTTTGTCTAGTGTCATGTCTGTGCCACTGCTCATTATGTTGGAACCACCACGACCCACTACCGTATCGGTAAAGTTGCCCACAGTAATCAATACTCTATTTCCTATTGTAGGAGAAGTTGGTAGATTGATTGTCTGAGTAGCTGTATCAACAGAATAGTGATTTCCAGACACAGCTGATACTGGCCCAGAGCTCACAACCGTAGTTGGTATCCCAGCTACTATGTTGTTAGCTGTTACATTGCCCGTAACAGCTAAACTCGTAAGGGTACCCACCGATGTGATTGCTGGTTGAGCGGCGGTTGTAACTGTTGCCGCTGAGCCTGTTGCTGAGCCGGCTGCACCAGTGACAGAACCCGCTATTGGATTAGTTACTGTTAATCCGGATAGAGTACCTACTGATGTAATGTTTGGTTGAGCTGCCGTTGTGACGGTGCCGGCTGAAGTAGCCAATGGTACTGTACCTGTCACGTTGGCGCCAGTGATTGCCGTTAGAGCGGCACCATTGCCTGTAAAGGTGCTACCGGTAACAGTCCCACTGAAGACAGTGTTGGATGTTATAGTTTGTGCCGCAACTGTTGTGCCAGATATTGCTTCGGGAAAAATAGCATTGATCTTATTCTTCCACGTATCAAATGTATCTGTCAACGCAACGGTGTTTGCTGTAAGACTCATATATAATTATCCATTGCTTCTTTATTATTTGTTCAGAAGTTGCATCAGCATTTCTTTCATCTCGCTGACATCTTGCTTTACTTGTTCTAACTCCGCTGATAGTGCCATAGCCGCTTTTTTTCTAGCCTTATACGAAACTAGAGCACTACTATCACTATTGAGGATAGCTCCAGTGACTGTGTCTTTCTGGAAGCTATCGTTCTCTTGTACTGTCTGAAATCTTTCCATATTAGAGTTGCAAAGCAATCGCTCTCAAGTTACGTACTCTAGGCGGAGTTGCCTTATTAGTACCCGTCATAACAATCTTCACTGCAAAGTATTTATATCCAGTAAAGGTGACGCTATTTGAATCCTGATACTGTACTTCGCCCAATGAACCAGTTAAAGAGGCTGATGGGAAGGTATAGTAAGTTTCAACAAACTCTTCAGGACTATCTACGCTCGAATAAAGCTCCTTAGAGGACTTGGTCAATTCGATCCAGCTCTTATCTCCGAAAGTCTCAGTATCACTACCATTCAATATCTTGGCATAAACTCTTACGTTGCTTGTCGATGGTCTGTATTCATCTAGGAACACGTTGATGTCTTCTGCATCTTGTCCTTCAGCAAGAGTAACAATTCTTGAAACATATCTTGCTACAGCAGCACCACCACTCTTACTGTCTTCTCCGACAACGCTGCTACCGAGTCTGTTGCCCACCGCTGTAACAAATGAACGGGTGAGATCGATGACTGGGGAAACAAAAGAATTATTAGTCTTCATCGTGTTCCGGATACGATACGAGCTCACACTAGACAACGAATTAATTTCTGTAGTACGTGATGCAATCTTCAATTCTGTATTAAACTTAACATCTCTAGTATTATCAACATCCAGATATGTAGAAGAAACAACATTGTTGTTGGAGGTAGTTAGTATAGCAGTGCCCAAAGTAGTACCTGATGGAGTTATGGACGTTACCTCATTGTGGGCTACGTGCAGATCAACATCATAGATTGTATCAACATTTATTGTGGCGCCAGACTGAGATCCCGTTAGAGTATCTGCAGCACTGAATGCTCCGCTTACATAAGATACAACAGCACGTATAATACCATTAGCATCTGTGTAGATTTCTTTGAGCTTACCTGTTGAGCTGGTGCTACTTCCTGTAACTGTCTCTCCGACAATAAATATGCCGGCCAGATTTGATACGGTCATATAATCAGCAGCTTGGTTAGCTATTATTAATTGACCCGTTAGTGTCTGATCGAAGCTAGCTCTATGTAGATTGAATTTCAAGTCTTCTTCTTGAATCGGTGTATAAATTTGATCGTTTGATGAAGCGTATAGAACACCAACATACGGTTGCTCATTGACTCTTAGACCTGTAGCCACGTCCTCACCACCGAGACGGGATACCCATACTGTCGTGCTGCTGTTATTACCGACTGGCTTAATGACAAGACCATAAGTAACTCCATTTAGCAAGTATACAGGAGCATCAAACTCAAAGGTAGTTGCTGTCACGCCCGTATCTGATACATTGATAGAAGCGGCCGGCAGTACTTTGATAGAGTGAGGGATGATGCGGTTAGTAGGTGTCTGTGTGCCCTGCTCTATTTCTCTCAATTCAACCTGGACACCATTTGTAGCGTCCTTTGTAGCAAAGAATAAGTCGGCCTTAGTAATAAACATACCAGGAGCTTTGCTTGTGTCATCAATTGTAAACGTCTGCATTACTGGATCAACCCAGCGAGCACTGTTTACTTGATTACGAATAGATATATCTGTGATTGCAGATCCGGTAATGGTATTGAAATCACTCATAAACTGATTCAAAGTAGCCTGTGTAGCAGTACCAGCGTTGAATATCTCCAACATCTGTGTTTCAAATGTTTGTCTAATGTCTGTTGCATTAGAGTTAGACACCAACTGCCAGAAAGTTACGTTTGTATTGAGCTCTGTGATACACTCACCTAGCGACACATCGGGAGATCCGTATTTGCTTGTAAGCAAATTAAGTGACGCTCCAGATATCCACGCAACGTTCTCGTAAGACTTGCCTGTTGGTGATATTACAAAGTCCTGTGTTACAGATACTGTTCTTGAGTCAGCTCTTGTACCTAAGAACGTTGTCTCACTTACGTTTCTAGAGTCCGTATCCACAGTCTCAGCAATAAATGGTACTCTTGTGGAAACAATTGTATTTTCAACAGTCTGCTGAATACCTGATCCATTGAAGTGGGCTATTGCTCTAGTAGTATACAAACCCTGAACAGAAGAATTGGTCGGGCTGTCTGTCAATACAAACATTCTATCGCCAGTACGGAATCTCTTCTCAGCATCATTCGGAATAGTAAACAGCAAGTAGATATTTCCGTTGAGGTCTACAGTTATGTCGCCCCCTCTAGTTCCTGTTATATTGAAAGAGCTATCAGTCTGAGTGCAATACGCTCCAACTTCTTCATTATCAAAGAATGCTGTTAGCTTAGTATTCGGCTTCATACCTACAACCGATACCTCAATACTGATGGATCGCAGATAAGGTGTTAAAGATACGTCTACTACTCGATCACCATAGTTTCTAGTCTCTACAGTAGTATCAACATTAAACGAAGTTCGCTGACGCTGCTGGGCAGACGTGGTGGTTGAGTTGACTCTGAACGTATCAGTAGCGGTTGTTGTAATAGCATCGATGATATCACCAAAGCCAGAATAGAATGTGTCAGATACAGTAGTGTTCAGCTCTGTGTTGATTAGAGTTTCAGATACGCTTGGTGCACCTGTTACTAGTGTCTCCCAATTACTCCAGTTGGACTGCCATGGTTCAACCATCTGCTCCCAAGGAATATTGGTGAAGTCATAATCAACATTCAGATCAGGGTTACGTCGAGTATCTACCCAATAGTCGCCATCTGGACTGAGGGTCATTGATCCCTCGTATGTGTAGAACAGACCAGCAATGTTTCTTGTTGTTGTTGCAAAAGGTTGTGATACAGACTGTACTGATGTGTGGGGTAACGTAAAGAACGTGTTGCTCTTAAACGATGTTAGATTCGTTGCTGAGGAGTAATCTAACTTCACGTCTGTTAGATCAAACTGAGGACGAGCCTCCTGCAGACCCTGATCTACTGCTACCTTATAGTCTAAATTCGTGTAATCACCAAACTTGTGAGACAGGAAGGGGTCTGTGAAGATACCATTCTTGAATCGGTCGATTCCAGTTGAATCGAGGATAGTTTGATCCATTGCTTTACGCTCTACCTGGTTGAGAGCGGTATAGTATTCGAGGTTAGTAATTCTCTGCTCTAGTGCAGAGAGGTCTCTAGCCGTAAATCTCTTTTGCTTATCTACCACAATCGAGCTCTTGTAGTCAGAGCGCTTGACTTCAGATGATCTATAAGAGGTCAGAGAGGGATAAGGAGCAATAGCAACGGTTGCCAACTTCATGGCATTGGTGTTGACACGAGGAGCTTCAGGATTAAGAGATGGAACACCTCTAACTACTGTAAACAGTCCTTTCTTATCGAGTGTCAGGATGTCCCTGCGCGCTAGATAGAACGAATAATCTGTTAGGAAATTCTTATTTGCAACAGGCAACCTAAGACCACCAGCAGCACTATTATAGGTGCTTGATGTAGCAGGGTTTGTGCTAGACGAGCCAACAACACCTGTTGCTGTAGCTGTATATCCCTTAGAAGGTCTTGTATCAATAGTGTTTCTTAAATCGTGAACAGAACCTGTGACAGGAGATACATATCTGGTTATCTCTTCAGTCTGAATAGTTGTCACAGACGCAGCATTAGCATCATTGATGGGGTAGCTATCAACGGAGAAGTATCCTGAACCCTGCGAGAAATCGTGAGTAAAGTAATCTACATCCACGAGTAAGTGTGCCGAACTATTAACCACCAAGGTGCTATCAGACTTTAAAATCAACCTAGCTTGATCATAGAAGTTATCGCGCTGACCATCATCAAGATTAAATTGGGTTGTTACAATAGAACCAGATGTGTTGTTAGCAAAAGCACCAGTATATTGAATACGCACTTCGTTTAACTTAAAGGCATCACATATACCGAGGTTCCATGGGCCAGTTAGACCAGCAGTATGTGAGGTTGGTGTCAGACGGACAAATTGATTCTTGTTAATCGTTTTTGCTATCTCTCTGGCATCAGTTTTATTCAAAATAGTATACACTGAAGCTACTGTCGTTGCTCCTAGCGTCTCTTTAATATCAAAAGAGGATGAAGTAGTAGAGTTTACACTTACTGTTCTTGCTCCGGCACTACCTACGGCTGCCAGATCGATGATTTCTCCTACAGCAAAATACTTGTTGAAAGCAGACGTTGTAGCTGTAGTGGCACTAGTTGTCAATACCATAGCCGTCTGGCTAGCAATGCTTGCAACAATTCTTATTTCGCTCGAATCTGCTACAAAGATCTTATCGCCTACTACAAACTGAGTCTGGAATAGGGTATTTGTTCCTGTTACTGCTGTTCCAGAAATACTTACGGTACCTGTAACAGTAGCATAAGCATCATCGTCCAATGAAAGTACAAACTTCTCGTCTTTCTCGGATCCGTTTAGCGCGCCAGAACCAATGAACACTTCTGTAGAATCACCAGTATTAATAGTAAACTGGCCAGCTGTACTAATAGATACACCAAAGGTTTTGGCAAAGGTATATGTTGTATCGATTTGGCCATTAGAGTCCCGCAGCGTACGTACGGCAGCTGATGGAATCTGGAATAGAGATCTATTGAAAGCGGTCTCTTCGATTGTAGCCACGTTTCCTGTAGTTACAATATCGGCAAAACCATTTGCTGTAGTGGTATTGGTTAGATTCAGACCACGAACATCAGCGAATGTATTTGCAGACATCTGAATGTCTGTTAGGTATACTCTATACTGAGCACTAGCTGCGCCAGGATTACCTGTGTCATGCTGAAGTGTCTTGAATCTAGCTGATCCTATTTGTGAACCAGCAGCTGCTCCAGTACTATATGTTGCACTGGTAATACTTGTCTTTGCACCACTATACAGCTTGACAATTTTACCTGTGGAAGCATTCCAGTCACCAGCAACATTATTGACGTTTACAAAATTACCGTAGTTTGAAGTTACGGGGATCTGCTCAACAGCAACAAAATCAATTCCTTTGTCGAGGGGAACATATACTGAACCAAAGGTTTCAATATCATATCCTTCAACGTAGGCCTTACCAGTATCTACACCAACAACGAGCTTATTATTGTCGCCTTTTTGATTTGTACGGTATAGACCATTGTTTGTTCCATCATTCAGGTGCTCTCTTAAACGGAGACCCATACCTTTAATGATAGTATCGCCGAAGAAGTCTTTTGTGCGATTAGCTACAAAATCTCTAACGACATTATATTCTGTTGCTTCTCTCTTGGTTTGGATTTGACCAATATCAATGTTCAGCATCTCAACGTAGTTCTGCTTTTGAACAGATGACATTACAGCTGTGCTTGGGAATGAAGACAGTGTAGCAGTTAGCTTGAGTCTATCTGCACCTGGGGCCGAGTAGTTAAACGAACCTGTAGCATTATCGAGTAACGTACCATCATCATCACTCGATACAATAGTTTCATCTACTATAAAACCGACTGTTGCAGTAGGAATATTACTATAACGATTTACTATAACAGACTGTGTATCAAATCGAACAAAGTTACCCTTGGCAAACAACACACCTTCGTTGATAGTGACGTTGGTACCTGTACCGACAGAATTAAGTGCAACAAGAGTGTTGGATGAGAGAGCTGGGGTAGTAGTACTTGTCAGGCGCTCTCCTGGAGTGAATAGAGCATTGCCGCCCGACTCTGAAGAATACTTTACAAATAACGTCTTTGTATTGGTGGCAGCTTCTGTACCATCTGCACTACCAACAACAATAGCAGTGACATTACTAGATGCTCCTCGCAGAGTCTCCCCATGAAAGCTACTGACGGTAATAGATGAACCATTAGCATAGTTGTCAGGTAGCTTAACAAAGCTGTAGTTGTCATCGATGATGAACTCACCACCAGATACTCTTGACCCTTCTACAAATACATTCTTACCAAAACGATCTACCTGATCTTGTAGAATCGTCTGCAATTGAGTAAGTTCCCGAGTCTGTACAGCCAACCCAGGCTTAAAAAGAATCCTATGAAAGTCCTTGGTCTTATCGTAATCATCAAAATACGGTGAGACATTGAAATTCGTGGATAGTGTTGTATTTGCAGCCATTTTAAATCCTAAAAATTAATAACGAACAACTAGTTTTACATCTTCGATTTGATCAGCGCTTCTTGAAGTAACAGGGCGGTTCTCAATATATATCACGTCACCCTTATTCGGTTGAAAAGCACCGAGAGTGAATGTAGAAGCAGTTGCTGTGGTAGTAGATGTGTTGGCTGTGACAGTTTCGGTGCCAAAGCTACCTATAACATTTGTCAGGCTCAAAATACCAGCGGTACCTGATCCATTGGTGTTAGCAAAAGAAACCATACGTCCCTGAGCACCTGTGGAGTCGCCAGTTACTTGCTCATCGGCCTGGAATGTACTAACAGCAATACCACTTACCGTAAGTTTAGCTGTTTGATCATATGAGCTAGCTGTAGCTATCGATCCGTTTGCAAGCAAGGGATCTTTAATCAAACCAATTACTCGGAAGTCATTGTCTGTGGGGAAGGTACCACCCTCAGTTCCAGAAAGACGAATATTTAGCATCACATTGTGGCCACCTAATTCACCAATCGGATCAGCGCCATGACCATTCGGAGGCGATAATCTAGCAGTTGCAGCAGCTGCTGCTCCAGATCCACCGGAACCATCCGTCAGCGTAAATGTTGCTCTGGAATAGTTTGTACCAGTATTTACCATTGTAATTTTACTCAATATACCGCCACTAACAGTAGCGTATGCTGAGGCATTTGATCCATCACCAGTAACATTGATATTAGGACCAATGTGGAATGTTGAGCTTGCATCTGGGGAAACAGGGAACGCTGTTGACATTGTAACAGTCTTAGAGGTACCGTTATATGCACTGATCGCTTGTACTTGACCCGATCCAAC